GCATTGCTTTAGTTTGTGCTTGTATATAGCGCTGTCGTAGCGGTTACGGGTGAATCGGTCTAACTTATATACTATTACGTATTGAAACGCCTTTTTTCGGGCGTCTGAAATCATGCGTTGAAAGTCCGGTCTATCGTCCGAACGTCCAGTCAAGGCGCGATCTATATACTCTTCTATTACGCTCAGTCCTTCACGCTTAGCGTATTCATAACAGATTCTTAGCTGTCCTTCAATGCTTTGTTCGTTTTGCGCGTGAGACGAGAATCGTGCATATATAACAGCATTTTTCATTCAAACACCTTCCTTTCAGCGCACCCACATGCGACAACACAATTATACATCTTAATATAATTGAATTCCAGTTTGTTTTTCTATCGGCAAGTCGAGACTTAGACGCAAAAGCGGCAACCTGTACAGGTTGCCGCCGCCAGTCGCTTCTTTAAATAAATATCATAGCATTACTTTGATCTCACGAAATCCCAAAAACTTATTTATCAGATTTTTTTATTAGCTCTTGCAAACATGCAATTATTTTTTCCTGTTGATAAATATGTTTAGCAACGGCGAAAAAGACAAAATACATAAGTAATGCGCCCACAAATATACAAATGGATTCGACCCATGCGATTGCTGGAGCTGGCGAAGGATTTAGGTAACTTGGCGAGTATGTTTCAGATGCTATTAATGTTGCCACTAGAAGGGCTATACTTAATATTATTCCCAGCACTAAAAAAACATTAGCCAACTTTCGCCATACCATCCAACTAAACGATCTTTCCATATTTTCATTACTTATACCCTTTTTCTTTGGAGGAGCTAAAGGATCAAAATTGCGTGGGTCTTCATAATAATTAGACTTAGACATGGTTTCTTAACCTCCATATTACATTTATTGTTACTTTAATAATATCATAGCAGACAGTTAAGTCAATAGCGTTAAATACCAACAATTACCACCGTTACTTTGTGATAATTATTTGGATATATAGGCATAAGGCAATAAATTTGTCTGATAATGTCATATTGACACGCTTATTTCGGCTCTGATAAAATGTCCAAGAACAAATGTTCGAAAAAACGAAGGAGAATATATCATGTCATACCGTATTCGTAACCAATGTCCGCTATGGCTGTACATAATGCCTGAAATAGTACTTATCTTACTAATATCTGTCTTAGGACTACTCTGATCTAAACTACAAATCTAATAGCGCCCAAATTTAACCATGTATTTCATATTGCTTGTTTGGTTTACCCATTTTGCACCTTGATAATTAAATAATGATTACTCTTGATCTTCGCTATTTTGAATGTCAAGTAATTGGTTTATCTGGTTTTCGACGAATTTTTTATAGTTATCGTCTAGCTTTTCATACTTAGATATAATTAGTGACAACATATTAACGGAGCCGTTTAATTCGCTAAGGTCTTCGTTGTTGTCATCTATTAGCCAGTCCTTGCTTACGTTGCACATTAGCGATATACAATTTATAAGCAATGGCGTTGGGGAAACCTTTCCAATTTCAATATTGGCTAAGTTACCACGCGAGATTCCGAGAGCCTTAGCAAAATCGGCCTGCGTCATGTTATTGGCTCTTCTCAACAATTTGATTTTATCGCCCGAAGTCATATTGTACTCCTCCTTGAAATTATGCACGGCACGATAATAACACCTTTTTTTGTTTGTGTCAACACAACATGCTATATTGTAATTAAACAAGCAAATAATAAGCTAAAATAGCAATCAAACACGCAATAGGGGTGAAGGTAATGCATAACAATACGAATAAAACATCGACAGCGTATGAGCTTGGCTGCTTAGCCAGACCACTTAAGCCAAGATATCAATCTATTGTACTAAATACGATACTAACTCTTTTAGCCGAACAAGAAGAAAACGAGTACCAAAAAACAAAATTAGAAGCTTACATACAGATGGCTAATAATCCAACTAGAGAGGGGAGCGCATGAAAGACGGCACCAAAATCAAGGTTACGAGAAACCGTCAGTCGGCAACGGCAGGAACCGTCACGATCACCCTGAACGGCGCAGCGCTGGCGACTTACCAAGACGACATCAGGCTGATAAACGGTAAAGGGCCGTACTACAGCGAGATCGTAGACGGCTATGCAAGCGTGGTGCCGGATGATGAGTATGTGTTTGATGCGGTGTTTAACCGTAGAGCAAGTTGAGGTAGACATGGAAGAATACATCCAGATAGGCGTAACGGCATTGCGCGATCCGGCTACAGGGGAACCTCTCCCCGCTGTGCCGCTATACATAAAGGCAACGCCAGAAGCCAAAAGAGGAGAAGAAACAATGATTAAAGATATAGCCGGAATATTCGCTGGCAAAATGCGACAATACATCCGGCAAGGTGGATTGAAGGGTGAAAACATATGACCAAACTGCGTAAATCATTACCCGCCGTGATCTCCGTAGCGGCCCTCTTGGTCATGGCCGCCGCGTTACTAACAGACGGGCCGCCCGTGACGCGCTGTACGGTGGCGCTGATCGCGCTTACGGCGTGGTGCGGCGGGATTATGTGGATATTATAAGGAGGATAATCAGTATGGCACAATTACCCGCACATGTGCAAGAGCACATATACAGCGTTGGGATAGTTGATTATTTTGCCGGCCGAGGCCCCCTGCCGGAGGGCTGTAAGCTATATGAGACGCGGGCTGCCGCACGGACCGCCTCAGGGATTGCCACATGGGCGGCCGCACGGGGGCACGCGTGGGAAGACGCACGGGACGGCGCGTGGGATGCCGCAGAGGCCGCCGCACGGACTGCCGCGTGGGCGGCCGCGTGGGCGGCCGTGACATGTCCCCACAGTACATACTCCGACGCTGTGCCGGACGATAGCACCGTCCAGCTACATCATGAGTTGTCCTCCTCCAGTCTGGACGCCCTGACAGGGCAGGGCGTCCGGCAGAGCGTCGGGGGCCATTAAATACAATTCAGGAGGGATGCAGATGTCTATAGACTATAACAACATGCGGGTACAGGTGTATTACCTCGACGGGGGCGTATATCGCAAAGCGTATATACAGGAGGTAACCCTACGTGAGCTGAATGCGCTCAACAGGCGCAAGCGCCATATCGGCTTTATGTTGGCGGCTGACGATCCATACGGCACCCGCCTTCCGGACACGATCCGGCCCGAAAAAGTCACACAACAAAATATCTATTTGCCTAAATAAAGGCATTGGATAGAAAGTTTTATATAATAAGTAGAAACTGCCGAAGCAATAAATAAAGAAATAAAAATGGGGGCGCTGGTAAATGGCAGAAACAACCATTATTACAATACAAATAACTACTGACAGGAGCGGAACGGGGACACTAGCAAAAGAAACGATAAAAAAGCGTAACGAACTGATAAACAGACTGTTGTCAGGGGAAATAATGGATATAAGTTATGAAGAGCAGACAAACACAGCTTATATAGCAGTTAAGGAGACACAGATAGAAAATAATGTGTATAAGGAAAAACAAGCCAACGTGCCATATGCTCAAATCATGGAGCTGTACAATACCATCTGCCAAAGTTATCCCAAGATTATGACAATAGACGGGCAACGCCGAAAGGCTGTATCAGCAAGGTGGACTAAATACAAAAAAACAGACACCTTCCGCGCATTATTTGAAAAAGCGGAAGCAAGCAAATTCTTGAAGGGGGAAAACGCCCGCAACTGGAAAGCAACGTTTGATTGGCTCATAGGAGCTAACAACATGGCAAAAACGTTGGAAGGCAACTATGACAATGAAAACGCACGACGTGGCAAACCAGCTCAAAAACAAAAAGAAAACAGGGCGTTAAAATATCAGCAGCGGCAATATAAAGATGAAGAATTGTCGGGAATAATATTAGACTTTGACGAATGAAACCAAACAGCATTGTTGCGGCGTATAGCCGCAATACGGGCTTGTAATGGGTATTAAGATCACAGCCAAACGATAGGGAGGAACTGAAAGGTGCCATATTGTAGCGAAGCATATTTGGACATATTTGACGGTTTACCCTTAGAAACTGAAACGGCAGAAGAACGTATAGAAAGCCTAAGACATCAGAATGTCAAGCGTTACAGAGTTAAAACAATCCGATCAGGGAAACTACTTGAATGTGAGATATACCCGATATGGGCCACAAAAAGTGACGCAGGGAGAGCTAAAAAAGCACGGGAAAGTCGACTTGCACAAAAAAACCTTAATCATAAAAATGTCCGTAAAAAAATAATGCGTCTTGCCAACGTAAATTTTACGGATGCAGATATATGGGGGACGTTTGGATACGATAATAACAAATTGCCGACAACGCCAGAGCAAGCGCGCAAGGATGTGGTTAACTTTATCCGTCGTATAAAGCGAAGGTATAAAAAAAGGGGACTGCCGACATTGAGGTATCTATATGTTACCGAATGGCGGCGGGAATCAGACGAAGAAGGGAGCGCAATTAGAGTACATCATCATGTTATCATGTCTGGAGGAATGGACAGAGATGAAATAGAACAGCTTTGGAATGGGGGCGCTTATCCGCATACCCGCCGATTGAGAATAAAAGAAGATTGCGGCTTAAATGGCGTCGCATGTTACCTTGCAAAAGGTACAAAAGGACAAAAGTATTGGGGGCATAGTACAAATTTAAAGCAACCCGTAATAACGATTGCGGACAGCAAGCTTAGCCGCAGACAGGTAGAACGTATTGTTAAAGACGAAAACAGCTTGCCTGTTCGGTTCGAAAACCTGTATGGGAATTATAAATTTAGAGATGCGCAAATCAAGCGGAGCGATATAGTATCGGGCGCATATATCTACGTGCAAATGTATCAAAGCAGACAGTTGAAAGCCGTGAACAAATATAGGGAGGTTTAAAGAGAATGAAGAAAGAGACGGTTTATCTTGCGGGGAAGATTACGGGCGATCCGTCGTACTTCCACAAGTTCTACGAAGCGCAGAAGAAGCTGGAGGCGGGCGGCTTTATTGTCGTCAATCCAGCGCTTCTTCCTTCGGAGGGCTTCACCTACGAAGCGTATATCCGTATGTCGTCGGCAATGCTCGACGAATGTGCGGCGGCTTGCTTCCTTCCAGATTGGATCGAGAGCGACGGCGCGACGTATGAGTTCGGGCGCGCGGCGGCACAGGGAAAGCGCGTCTTTATCTATGCTGCATGGGAGGCGGAGCAGGAAGAGAAGCCGAAGTACATTGTTCAGACGGGAAAAACAGACAAGATCGCTTTCAAGTGCTTTGAATGCGAGAAGATAAGCGTATATCCAGCAAGATCGGCAGATGGTAGAAAGTGCGAGCATTGCGGCGGGCATATTGCGCCGATCGGGTACGCTTTGAAGGGATGCGTGGAAAATGGCAAATAAAGCTTCTCGAGTGGGCGAGACTTCAACTCCCGAACGGAGGAAGCGGACACAAAGCGGAGGCTGGGCGGCGGACGTTATTTTGAATTACTTGGAGGGAAAAGAAGATGGCTAAAAAGAAAACGATCATTCCGGACGAATTGCGCGAGGTAATCAACGAAGCCGCCTTCGCGGGCGCTTACGAAGCGTACAAAAACACGGCGGGCGCGTATGTTAATTACTTCAAGGCTATGGAAACGCTTTTGTATAACTACAAGAAGCTGGCGGCGCTTGTCGCCGATGAAGAAGGCTATTGCGAAGTAGAGTATCACGCAGGGCGAAAGACCTTCGCGGCGGGCGGCAGAAGCACGGGGTATTACGAGCAGAAAACCGAAGAGGATATTATCGCGGAATTGCAGGAGGAAAAAAGGCGGCAGTATCGGGAAACGAAGTACGGCTTCGAGCGGCTGGAGAGGGCTATAAACCTATACCGCGACCGCAAGGAATTCACGGTGGTTCGTATGTACTACTTCGGCGAGGACTACGAAGGCAAGCCGCGCGAGAGCGGCAAGCCCTACACGTGGGAGGGATTAGCATTCGACCTTGAAGAAGCGGGCGTTCTTAAGGGAATAAAGACCGCGTGCAGATGGCGGAACAAGATCGTAAACGATATGGCGGTATGCGTATTCGGGATCGCGGCGGCGGTGGGTGCGGCGACATACAGGCGCAAAGCGGGCGAATAAATGACAATATCGCGACAATATCGAGGAGTGGAACGGGGTATATTTATATGCTATACTGTTTACGATGAATTATTACGCAAGACGCAAGCGCACACATAGCGCCTTTTCGGAGCAATCCGGAAGGGCGCTTTTATTATGCGCGGGAAAGGAAGGTGCGAGTATGAAGCCGTGGGCAGAGCAGTTCTACAACAGCGAGGCATGGCGGGCTTGCCGTGATGCGTTCCTACAAAGCAAAGGCTATCTATGCGAGCGGTGTAGCACGCCGCACGATCCGGTTGTGGCGAAGATTGCACACCACAAAATATATTTGACGCGAGATAATATCAACGATCCGCGCGTATCTCTTTCGTGGGAAAATTTGGAGGCCCTATGTCAGGACTGCCACAACAGAGAACATCATCGGAGTAAACGTAAGCAACGGTATACATTTGACGCAAATGGAAATCTGATATATCCCCCCCATGCGGAGCGCTGAGTGTAGCCTGACAACACCGAGAGGCAGAGGTTAATTTTACTCTGCGGGCGCGCGCATAACGGGTGTACGCGAAAAGGGGTGTAGGTTGTTTCGGGAAGGAGGCGTTTTTTATGGCGACAAAAAAGGAGTTGACGAAAGAACAGAAGATCAAGCGAGAGATCACGCGATTAAAGCGCGTTTTCAAAGACTTGGATAAAAATAAATTGCAGACCGTCGAAAGCCTTATCCGGAACGCCGCTTTTATGGCGGTGAGCCTTGAAGAGTTGCAGGAAATTATAAACGTGGAGGGCTACACCGAGGAATACCAGAACGGCGCGAACCAGTCCGGACGCAAGCAGAGCGAGGCGGTCAAAACCCATATTGCCATGACTAAAAACCACGCCGCGATTATGAAGCAGCTGGCCGACCTTGCGCCGCCCGTGAAGAAGAAAGAAAGCAAATTGCAGGCTTTGAGGGATGAATAATGCCGTTCGCAAATTACATCTTTGAGTATTATTCGCGCATTTCATCCGGAGAAATAACGGTTGGCAAGTGGGTGTTGTTGCTTTATGAGATCATAATAAACGGCTTGCAAAAGGGCGAATATCTCTTCAACGCGAAGAAGGCAAACAAGGCTATCAAGTTCGTTGAAAACTTCTGTCATCATTGCGAAGGCCGAGAAGATTTGTTGAAATTGGAGCTTTGGCAAAAGGCTTGTGTTTCGGTGATCTTCGGCGTTGTAGATGCTGACGGAATGCGCGTATTCCGTGAAGCGTTCATTGTCATAGGCAGGAAAAACGGAAAAACGCTTTTTGCTTCCGCGATCATTGCGTATATGGCGTATCTTGATGGAGAATACGGAGCAAAGATATATTGCCTTGCGCCGAAATTGGAGCAGGCAAATATTGTGTATGACAACTTCTTTCAGATGGTGAAGAAGGAACCGGAGCTTTCGGAGCTGGCGAAGAAGCGCCGTTCAGATATTTACATTGAGGACGCCAACACCGTAATTAAGCCGCTGGCCTTCAATGCAAAGAAAAGTGATGGTTTTAATCCTCACCTTGTCGTAAATGACGAAGTGGCAAGCTGGCGCGGCGACGGAGGTTTGAAACAATACGAAGTGATGAAATCCGCTCTTGGCGCGCGGCGGCAACCGCTGATCCTATCTATCAGCACGGCGGGCTATGAAAACGATGGTATATACGACGAATTGATGAAGCGTTCCACGAGCTTTTTGAAAGGAAACAGCAAGGAACACCGCTTGCTTCCGTTTCTCTATATGGTGGACGATCCGGAAAAATGGAACGACATTGAAGAGCTTAAAAAGGCGAACCCGAATATGGGTGTGTCGGTGTTCCCACATTTCTTCGTTGAGGAAATCGCCATTGCCGAGAACAGCATAAGCAAAAAAACCGAATTTCTGGTGAAATACTGCAATGTCAAGCAGACTTCTTCAATGGCGGCCTTCGACGCGCCCATGATTTACGCCGCCAGCGCCGCCCTTACGCTTGAAAACTTCCGGAACAACTACGCCGTGGGCGGCTTTGACCTTTCGCAAACGACCGACCTTACGGCGGCCAGCGTGATTATTGAGAGGGCGGGCAAGCTATATGCTTTCTGTCAATTCTTCATGCCAGCAAACCGCGTCGAGGTGGCCACGGCCATAGATGGCGTACCGTATGACATATTTGTGAAGCGCGGCATTGTCACGCTATCCGGCGAAAACCACGTGCAGTATAAAGACGTGTTCAACTGGTTTAAGAGGTTAAAGGAAGAATACAAAATTTACGTGCTGAAAGTGGGCTACGACCGATACAGCGCGCAATATCTGGTTGACGACATGAAGGGCTACGGCTTCCACATGGATGATGTGTGGCAGGGTGAAAATCTTGCGCCCGTTATTCGTGAATTTGAAGGGATATTAAAAGACGGCAATTTCTTGTTCGCCGACGAAAACACATTATTGCAAAGCCATTTTTTGAACGTGGCCTACAAGCACAACTTGGAAACGCGCAAATTCCGGCCTGTCAAGATTGAGCAGCGGGCGCGCATTGACGGCTTTGTATCCGTCATAGACGCTTTGGCGGTGCGGCAAAAATACTTCGGCGAAGTGGGCGAAATGCTAAAAAATGCGGGGTGATACAATGGGACTTTTTGAAAAAATCTTTAGAAGGCCGCGCGGCACGATACAGACAGATGGCTTTTTCGAGTTGTTGAACGGCTACACGCCCGTTTTCACCAACGCGCCGGAAAGCCTTTACGAAATGGAGCTAATACGCGCGGCCATACATTCCTTTGCCAGCTTTTGCAGCAAGCTAAAGCCGGAAATCAGCGGCAACGCGTACAAAAAACTTGAAAAAACGCTGCAATTTAGGCCGAACCCGTTTATGGACACAAGCAAATTCGTGTACCGGATTGCAACCATTCTTTCGGTGAACAACACGGCATTCATTGTGCCGCTGGAGGACGAAGGCGGCGGCATTGTGGGCTATTACCCTATTTTGCCGCAGCGGTGCGAGGTGGTGGAGGTTAAGGGCGAACCATTTTTGCGCTATACGTTTTCCAACGGCCAGCGGGCGGCGATCGAGTTTGACCGCGTGGGAATATTGACGCAGTTTCAGTATGACGATGACTTTTTCGGCGCGGACAACCGCGCCTTGAAGCCTACCATGCAGCTGATACATACGCAAAATCAAGGGATCATTAACGGCGTGAAGAATTCGGCTTCGATCCGCTTCCTTGCCAAAATCGCCAATATGATCAGCGCGGAGGACATCGCCAAAGAGCGCAAGCGGTTTACCGAAGACAATCTTTCGGCAGACAACCAAAGCGGCATGATCATATACGATAGCAAGTTTTCGGATTTGAAACAGGTGGACAGCAAGCCCTTTGTCGTCAATCCCCTGCAAATGCAGCAGATCAACGACAATGTATTCCACTACTTCGGGACGAACGCGGCCATTATACAGAACAAGTATAGAGAAGACGAATGGAACGCCTATTACGAAGGCAAGGTTGAACCCTTCGCCCTCCAGCTTTCCCTTGTCATGTCCAACATGACCTTCACGCCACGGGAAATCGCCCACAACAACGCCATCCACTGGACGGCCAACAGGCTTCAATACGCCAGTAATCAAACGAAGCTGAGTATATCGACGCAGCTATTCGACCGCGGCTTGCTTACCCGTAACGGCGTTATGGATATTTGGAACATGGCGCACGTGGAGGATGGCGACAAATATTACATTCGCAAGGAATATACCGAGGTTAGCGAATTGGGAAGGGAGGTTTTACAAGATGCCAATAACGAAGGATCGGGAATACCGAACAATGTTCCAGCCGTTGATGATCCCGAAGGGGACAGAGGAAAAGAGGATTGAAAGTGATTGTTACGTTGAAGGCTTCGCAACGACCTTCGGCAAGCCGTATTTGCTGTATGAATGCGACGGGATCAAATACTACGAAATGATCAACCGCAACGCCCTTGTGGGCGCGGACATGTCGGACATTATTATGCAGTACAATCACGAAGGGAAGGTTCTTGCCCGCCTTTCTAATTCAACGCTGGGCGTAGAGCCGACCGAAAGCGGCTTGTTCACGTATGCGGATTTAAGCAAATCCCGCGCGGCGCAAGACCTTTACGAAGAGATCAAAAACGGGCTTATAACGAAAATGTCGTGGGCGTTCCGCGTTTTGGAAGATGCCTACGACCGCGACACAAGAACGCGAACGATCTTGAAGATCAAGAAGGTTTACGACGTTTCCGCCGTGAGTTATCCGGCAAACGCCGATACCGATATTTCCGCGCGTTCCTACTTCGACGGAGTGATCGAAGCAGAGAGACGGGAGGCGTTAGCGCGGAAGGCGCAAATCCTAAAAATTAAACTTATGATTGAGGTATAACACAATGAGAATTAAAGAAATTGAAGCCCGCCTTGCGGAGATCAAGCGTGAAATCGAAACACGCGGCAAAGAAATAAATGCGGAAGAGCTGGACATACTCGAAAAGGAAACGAAAGACCTTACCGAAGAGCGCGCCGGACTGATCGCCGCCGCAGAGAAGCGAAACGGCATCCTCAACAATATCGCGAATGGCGCGGGGATTACCGTTCGCAATTTCCAGCAGGAAAAAAAGGAAACCGACGATCCTTTCGGGACGCCGGAATATCGTTCCGCGTGGCTGAAACAGCTTCGTCGTCTTCCGCTGAATGATGCGGAAAAGCGCGCGTATGCTAACGCGAGCGGGACGGGCGCGGAGGTTATCCCAACGCAGACCGCAAACGAAATCATTTCGAAAGTTAATCAGCTCGCGCCCATGCTGAACGAAGTTACGCTTCTTCACGTAAACGGCGCGGTCAAGTTTGCCATCGAAGGCACGAACACCGCTGCATCGATCCACACCGAGAATGCGGACATTACCGCAGCGGCGGATACGCTGACGTACGTTTCCCTTTCCGGATACGAGATCATCAAGCTGGTTCAGATTTCCGATACCGTTATAACGATGAGTATAACGGCCTTCGAAAGCTGGATCGTAAATATGCTTGCCGAAGCGATCGCCCGCAAGATCGAAGATTTGATTATCAACGGTACGGGTTCTTCCCAACCGAAGGGCATTGACAAGGCGAACACTTGGAACGCTACGAATAGCGTTACCGTAGGCGCTTCCGCGTCCCTTACCGCCGCGAATGTGCAAACGCTGATCGGACTTCTGCCTTCGGGCTATGACAGAAACGGCAAATTCGTAATGAACAAACGCACGCTGTTCATTGATTTTCTGCCGTTGCAGGATAACAACAAGAACCATATTGTAACGGTGCAGGGCAATAATTACTTTGTATACGGCTATCCGGTGTTGCTGTCTGACTACGTAGCCGATCATATCGCGTATTTGGGTGATTGCTCAAAAATATGCGCCAATTTTGCCGAAAATATCAGCGTGAAGAGCGCATATGAAATCAACACAAACAGCTACAAATACAGCGGGATCGCTATATTTGATTGCGCGCCAGCTATAGGTGAGGCATTTGTTAAGCTGGCGAAAGCGGCCGGAGATTAAGGGACAGGAGGTTGAAGTGCAATGCTTGACAAGGTAAAAAATGTCTTGCGGATAAAAACGACCGCCTATGACAACGAAGTACAAGGGCTGATTGATGCCTGCAAGGCTGATTTACGCCTTGTCGGCGTGGAGGTTCCGGAAACCCCCGACACTCTTATAACGCGCGCGATCATGCTTTACGCAAAAGCTAACTTTGGATACAGCGACGACAGCGAGAAATACCAAAAAGCGTATGACCATTTGAAATGCTCTTTAAGTCTGGCTGGTGATTATAATGCGGCAATATGACGTGTTGACGCTGGTTAAAGCCGAAACAAATACGGGCAGGGCAGGCTTTCCAGAAACGGCGGAGGTCGGGCGGCGGGAAGTATATGTTGAAGTAATGAGCGTAAAACGAAGCGAATACTGGCAGGCATATGCGGCAGGAATATGCGCCGATATAATGTTCTGCTTGCGATCCGCCGATTATGACGGAGAAACGCAAGTAATATACAACGACATGCCATATAAGGTTGTAAGGTCATACTCCACAGGAGAATACGTTGAGCTGACCTGCACAAAGCGATGATATGAAGATGGAATTTACTGGCATGGACGAATACGTTGAAATGCTTAAAAACCTTGGAGAAAGATATAACGAGACATGCAAGAGGATGCTTAACGCGGCGGTTGCAATCCTGCTCGCCGCTTTAAAACGCGCCGGAAGCCCGTTCAGTGACAAAATATACGCGCAGGCCCCTAAAAAGAACGCATACGGCTGGTGGTCTATGGTAAAAGTAAAGGGCCGCACAAGTACGGGCACAACGGCAAACAGGGCGGCCACGGTATACGAGCATGGACGCAAGGAAGGCAAATACAAAAGCAGAAAGGGCAATACAAAACATTATCCGTCACAACGTAAGCGGCCATTTATACATAAAACTGTCGCAGACTGTGAGCCGGAGGTTATAGCGGAAATGCAGAAAATATATGATGAGGAGGCAGAAAAGATGTGATTGAAACGATCAAAACCGCGCTAGACCCTCTTGGATATAATGTAGCGGTTGGCGATGTTGACGGGCCGTCGAGCGCTGAACGCGTAGTTATAACAGATATATGGCATGAATATCCAAACGAGGCGGACAACGAACCGTTAACGGAAGCGGCATGTGCTGACATTTGGTTTTGCCTGTATGGAGACTACCGCGAACGAATCAAAAGCGCGGAAGCAGCACTGATAAAAGCGGGGCTGATAATAGAGGACAGCCGGTTTACGGGACGCGACAAGGAGACGCGGCTATATATGTACACAATAATGGTTATGGATAAACACATATACAACAAGGAGGGCTTATAACATGGGAAACAAGGTACAATGGGGATTATGCCGGATGGCATACGCGGTAATAACCGAAGGCGTGGACGGGAGTATAACATATGGAACGCCCGTCCCGATGCCTGGAGCGGTTGACTTTTCGTCCGCGCCATTAGGAGACACGACGGAATATGAAGCCGACAACATCATCTTCCATCGTGCACAAGGCAATGATGGGTATGACTTAGAACTCAAGCTTGCCACATTGCCCGAAAGCTACAATGCGGATGTATTGGGGGAAACGCTGGACAGCAACGGCGTGCTTGTAGAAACGTCGGCATCAGAAATCAAAAGGGTAGCCATATTGGGTCAGTTTGAAGGGGACGTACATAAAAAGCGGTTTATATTCTACAACTGCTTGCCTGAGCGCGTAGGCGAAAAGGGCGGAACAAGCAGGAAAAAAGACCCCTCTACAGGAGAAAAGACTATCAAACTGACGGCTGATCCAAGGCTAAACGACCTTACGATAAAGGCAACGACGACGGCAGAAACGAACCAAGCGATATATGACGCATGGTTTGATACGGTTTATGCCGGAGCGGTAAAACCATCACCATAAGGAGGCAGACGATAATGGAAAGAACATTAAATATAGACGGCAGGGACATAACGTTTAAAGCCTCCGCAGCGTTCCCGCTGACCTACCGCGCCTACTTTGGGCGGGATTTTTTTGCCGACATGGATAAACTTACGGAAGAAGACGACAGACTGATATTTTATGATGTGGTATGGGTGCTAGCGAAGGGCGCTGATCCATCCATACCGACAACAATAGAATGGTTTGACAGCTTTGAATCATTCCCTATCTTTGAGACATATTATCAACTTAATGATATGATACTCAAATCGTTTGCAACGATAAAAAACTGACGGGCGGCGGCAGCCCGATAACGACGGCAGGCTATATGCTTGCCGTCGTTAATATTGGGCTGACCGTCGCTGATCTAGATCGTATGACGATAGGTATGGTGTTAGACATGATAAACATAGCATCGGGCAGGCCGGACGTAATCAGGGCGACGCAGGCGGATTATGACAGTTTTTAAAGTAAGAAGGAGGTAATGGCATGGGGTACAACATAGGCCCAACAATCGCAATTAAGGGCGAACAGGAGTACCAGCGGGCTATGAACGCTGTCCGTCAGAACATGAAATATATCAAGGCGGAAGCAGCGACACTGACCTCAGAATACAACAAGAATGATAAAAGCGTAGAATCGCTGACGGCGGCGAACAAAGGCTTGCGGATGGCACAGGAACAGCAGCAAAAAGCAGTTAAGGATACACAGGCGGCCCTTGAACGCATGAAAGAAGAAGGCGTTGACGAAAGCTCCGAAGCCTATAAGGCCATGAAAGCTAATCTTGATAATGCAACCGCCGCGTTAAACACAACAAAGCGTGAAATCGAAGATAATGAAAAGGCCATTAAGGAGCTGAACAGTGAAGCCGAACGAAGGCCGCTTGAACAGTATGCAAAAAGCGTTAGAAGCGCCGGAGAAGCAATGCAAAAGGTAGGCAAAACCCTTAGCATGGCGGTTACGGCCCCGCTTGTGGCGGCTGGAGCGGCAGCAATAAAGATGTCAGCAGACTATGAAAACGCAATGGCGAAAGTCGCCACGCTGACAGGTAAGAGCGCGTTGCCGGAGCTGGCTGAAGGGATATTGGAATTATCGAATGCGACAGGCATAGCGGCGAACGAGTTAGCGGAAGCGCAGTATCAGGCGATATCGGCAGGTGTTGACGCTGCTGAATCGGTTGATTTCCTTGAAATCACAACGAAGATGACAAAAGGCGGCTTTACAGAAGCCGCAACGGCGGTTGACGGGCTTACAACGGTGCTAAACTCATATGGTATCGCGCTGGATGAAGCGGGACGCATAGCTAATTACTTCTTAATAACGCAAAATAAAGGCAAGACAACCGTTGACGAACTGGCATCAGGCATAGGACAGGTAGCGTCGACCGCGAACGCGGCTGGCGTATCGGTTGAAGACCTGTTTGCGGCGCTGGCATCATTAACGGCAGGCGGCGTACAAACCAGTCAGGCTATCAGTTCCCTAAAAGCCGCTGTATCAAACATTATAAAGCCATCGGGAGAGGCCAAGGAAGCGGCCAAAAGTTTGGGGATAGATTTTTCGGTTACAGCTTTGAAAGCGCAGGGATTAGGCGGATTTCTCTCAACCCTTGGTGAAGCAACAGAAGGCAATGTTGCTACAATGGGCCGTCTGTTTGGCAGCACGGAAGCGCTTAATGCGGTGCTACGGCTCACATCAACGGAAGGCGCAAAGCTATTAAACGATACCCTGTCGGAGATGAAAACAAACACAGGCGCGCTGGATGACGCATTTAACACGGTAACAGGCACAAAAGGCGCGGCAGTCGAAATCGCGCTGAACAAGATAAAAAACGCGGCGATCAAGCTGGGTGACGCGCTGTCGCCAACGCTGACACTGCTGGCGGATATAATAACGGCTGTAGCGGATACATTGGGATCAATGTCAGCGGAGCAACAGAAGGTACTTGTTGTAACGCTTATGCTTACCGCCGCCATAGGCCCGCTTGTAAGAGTTATAGGCAAGGCAACAACAGGCGTTGCGGGACTTATAGACAAGGTGGCTAAAGCGGGATCGCTGGCCGGACTGATAACGGGGCCGACAGGCTGGATTGCCTTAGCGGTAGGCGCTGTTGCGGGGCTGGTAGGCGCGATATCGTCAGTGGTTGCCAAGCATAAGGAGCTTACATCCGCCGCTAATGATCTGCGCGAAGCGACTAAAGCGGCGAAGGAAAAGGCAGAAGAAGCCAATGCTACGTATGTAAAAACGGCAAATGAAACGATGTCAACAGCGACGCTTGCAGAAAGATACGTGGAACGGCTGAAAGAACTCAGATTTGAGATCAGAGACAACAAGGAAGCGCAGGAAGAATACGCTGCAATCGTAAGAATCCTGAACAACTTGATCCCAGACCTGAATTTGGCATTAGACGAACAGACCGGTCACATCAAAGGCGGGACAGACGCGCTACAGGATCAGATAGAGGCGTGGAAGGCAAACGCAATGGCACAGGCGATGGAGGAGCAAGTGGCCAAAGCAACAGAAGCCTATACGTCTGCACTGATAGCACAGGAAAAATCAAGACTGGAGCTTGAACAGTATAAAGCAACCCTTCAAAATGTGAATGACGAAATGGACAATTTGGAATACAATATATTGCCTGATTTGGACAGAGGCACCGAAGAGTTCGCGGCAGCCAATGAACGCTATGCAGACCTGATACATCAATCCAATGATCTTAAAACATCCATTGAATCAGTAGTCCAGGCCATAAAAGAAAATGATGCAGAAGTTGCGACACTAGCAAAGGATATGCAAATCGAAGTAGAGACCGCACAAGCGTTGATTGATAGAGTTGCAGAAGGTACAGCGTCGGACGAAGACGTAGCCGCATTATCGGACGCGATAAGTACGCTTGGAACCGAACTTGAAGAAGCGGATGAGGCGGCAAAGAAGTTTACCGAAACCGTTGACAACATGTACCAGCAATTCAGCGGAGCGGCACAGAGTATGCTTGAAAGAATTGAAGAAAACACCGATGTCACCCTTGAAAAAATGATTGAGAATCTAAAGCACAACCAGAAGGCGATTGCTGGCTGGGCGGCTAATCTGAAAACGTTAGCAGAAAAAGGTGTTGACAGGGGCTTTTTGGAGGTCGTACGTCAGATGGGACCGCAATATGCGGGGCTTGTGCAGCAGATGGTGGACGCAACGCCGGAACAGCTCGCTGAACTGATTGCTGCATGGCGCGGAGGCGGTGAAATGGCATATGAAGCCGCATATGAGCTGGCGACAGAATATGCGCGGGGCATGGGACGCGGACTAAAGGATATTGCGTTGGAAGTTGCAAAAGAAGGCGGTGCAGATATGGCCCGCGCCTTGATAAACTCAACTCGTCAAACGCTTGAAATCGCATCGCCGTCCAAAGTCGCAATCAGGATGGCGCACGACTATGGCGACGGTATAAGCGTAGGGCTGTATGGCAAATTGCAACAGATACGGGCTGCATCAAGCGCACTGGCTAAAGCGATGATATCAACGCCTGAATACAGGGGCATGCCAAGGTTAACCCTGCCGGATAATTATAACTCAACAAAGACAAGTATACAGAACCATATGCCTATAACGATACGCCTATACAGCCAGAATGTTGACGCGGCGACAGCTAAACGGCTGGCAGCAGCAGTCAACCGTGAATTGGGGAGGATGATAAAAGCATCATGAGGCAGTTTGCAATACGTAACGAATGGGGGGATCAACGCAGTTTAACAAATAAAAACGGTTTGTTCCTCATAACGCCAGATGGACTTGGAGCAGGCAGTAACGGAGAGTATAGCAGGATAACGGACGGGTTTTTCGCGGCGACACCAAAACGCCCCGCGCAGACAGAAATAACCGGAATAATAATCGCCCCCAAAAATGCTTATAGGATATACCATGATTTTGTCCGCTGGCTTATGCAGTCAGACGATTTACAGCTAATGTACAGGCCGAGCACTGATATAGGCTGGTATTATATTGACGTAGACGTACGGATGATTGAAAAAGGGGAATTAACGCGTGCGGGCGTACTGGAAGCCCCTATATCGTTTGCGGCTAAGTCTCCGTGGTATGATATGCAACCGCTTACATTTGCGATCCCAGTTGATGTGCCGGCAAAGGCTGACATAACATATACGCGGTACCCGTTTGTTTATGGGTCAGTTTATCCCGTATCATGGTCTAATAATATCAATTCCGTGGATATTACTGTCGGTGGGCATTTGCCAGCTGGGATATACATGGAATATCGCGGGGCGCTCACAAGCCCAGCTATAACTTTAACGCAAGGCAAAACGGAAATAGGTTGCATGAGTTTAAACACAACAATCACAGAAAGCGAAACGCTCATATTTTCGACGCGTCCAAATGCTTCAGGCGTTTGGATAATGGACGCAGATGGGGATATTCGCGACGTGTACGATAAAGTTGATATAACACGGAATGCTTATTTCAGAGTGTTGCCTAATACAACATACACACTGATGCTTACGAGTTCATCCGCAATAACAACACCAGCTACGGTTAATATATACCAATACTACAGGAGCGTATAATATGGTGGGATATATAAAGAGCGGTGCGGACTTTGCAACGCGTCAAAGAATTGAGATTGTATCATATAGCGCATATCTGAGAACGGGGAACGGTGATACATCATCAATATCGATTGTTGGCGGGACATCCGCCGAATTAGGCGACTATCTGCTGTATAACGGTTATATCTGGGTTATTACTGCTGTTACGCCTAACGATGGGATTACAAACATCCAGTGTGCGGACGTTAGTACCCTATTCGACCGCAAAACAGTATTGCCACAAGGTACAGTGCCAATCCATGAAATGGCATTCATGGAAAAAATATTGCGAGAAGAATATGTAGAATGTAATGACCCATTATATGCTATGCCGTACTTGCGCGTAATCACGGAGGGTTATCCGGCTATAGGTTTTGTACGTCCCGAATTAGATGAATATAGAATGTACACGTTAACCGAATACATGGAACGTGCCAGAAGGATTGCGGACACTATTATCACATTTGCATACACGAATATCAACTTGACAGCGCATATATCGCTTGTATATGGGAGCAGGCAGATAGACTTTGCTGACGGGCAACACGAGTTAATAAGTGAAACATATGCCAGTGACATAACCGCAAAGATTACCACAATCCGCCCCGAGGTCGGCGGCGGCTATCGGTATACCGATTATTATTTGGTCGCTGACGGATCAATAACACAGGATGCTAACGCGACCGAACGGGTGCGCGGGGGATGGGAATACATTAAAGGCGGTGACGACGAGGAAGCGGATGTCAAAGACAAGTTTGCGCGGAACACATACAGCCATCAAATAGTATTCCGCAGCCCCAAAATCTATAATTGGGGTTCAGGTGTAAAGATACGTATGCTGGATGGCCGTATTATCACATCCCGCATAACGGCGATTATGGATGATGGCGGGGACATGCTCACCTATACGGCGGGTGAGGCACGTGTTACATTGACAGAGATATTACAGGGGGTGGCTAGATGAGTATACAGGGAGTTACATTTGACCTGCAGCCGCTGACCGCTGCGTTTGATGGGGCATTACACGCCTATCTCCTGACAGATGGTGTGTTGCGCGGGTGCGAGGTTACTTACTCTGGGTATGACGTATATGTCAGCCCAGGGCAATTTATTGCTGCTGGCCGGTTGGTGCACATACCCGAGCGGACAAGGATATTCGGTTCGTCGATATTTGAGAGTGCAAGCATCCAGATCAAATTCACGATTGATCTCAATAATACGGCCAGTGCGGCAGAGTTTACACAGGGCCGATTTGCGTCAGCTTGGGTTAGCACCTCATCAGGGGACACGTTCCCTGCACTCGTGCAAGAGGATATTAACGTGAGTACAGGCCGCAAATATGAAGTAGAGTTTGCACGGGCAACAACCGACGCGTCAAGATTACTAACATCCGCAACGCGGACACTTAGAGCGGCTGATTTAAGGCTTGCAGCTTCGGGGGGCGGCGGCACCGGTGCGGATGGCCGCACCCCTGAGCTAAGGCTTGGTAAGACCGCCATTGAGTGGCGCTACGTGGGTGACGCAGCATGGCAAACGCTTGTACCGCTGGCCGACATAACGGGGCCGCAAGGCCCGCAGGGGGCACGTGGAGCAACGGGGGCGACAGGCCCACAAGGCCCCTCTGGTCAGGGTATACCTGCTGGTGGTGCAACAGGTCAGATACTGGTTAAGCGGTCTGGCGCTGATTATGACACTAACTGGGCCACTCCAACAAGCGGAAGCGGCGGAACTCCAGACGCGCACGCCAGTACGCATGCGGCAGGTGGCAGTGACCCAATCACGCCGGCACTGATCGGTGCCGCGACATCAGGCCACAACCACACCGGCACGTACGCGCCGATCAGCCATGCCGCTACGGCTACCACGTACGGCAAGGCCACCAGCACAAGCTATGGCCATGTCAAGCTATCATCCGCCACCAACAGTGCATCAGGTCTATCCGATGGCACAGCGGCAACCCCCTCAGCCGTCAAGGCGGCGTACGATCTTGCAGCGGGCAAAGCGGACGCAGATCACAATCATGACGACAGATACGCGCTGATCGGCCACACACATAGCGGCAGCGGCGCGGGTGTTGAGTACATAACCATCACCGCGCCTCTGGCAGGGTGGGACGCCGGAGTGCCATGCACCCAGACGATTAGCGTAGCGGGTGTGGCCGCCACGGATTATATTACCGCCAAGTACACATCCAACGCCATCAACACGAACGAGAGAGTGGCTGATCATGCAGCCTATTGCTGTGTGACAGACGGTACGCCGACACCAGGGGGCGTGCTGCTGACGTGTTGGCACGAGCGGCCAACACGGGACATCCGCATGGTACTACGCGTCGAGCACGGCGGCACAACGGGCTATATGGTGATGACGGGGCAGGCGCGGCCATCGGGCGGCGCCAAGACGGCTAACGGGTCGGTAATCGCATCGGAGCAGGCCATCAGCGTGACGGGGTTAGGATTCAAGCCGTCGATGGTCACATTTATCGGATCATCCGGCAAGACAACGGTGACGAGTGGCTACGGCGCCGATACAGGTAGCACGACGATAGCACGGTACGCTGATGCTAGCAATCCTGGCAATGTAGGGACGTTTAGTCCGTCTGAGGATGGATTTGTATTAACCGTCCAAGGCGCGGCGGATCCTAAATCACTCAATGTGTCTTGGTACGCGGTTGGCGATTAAGGAGGAAGATATGTTTATCAGGAGACTATATTATGGCACTCAGACAGGTGAGACGCTCTATAGCTATGTGATGAGCGGTGACATCGTCATATTGTCCGCTGATGATGTAGCGGCGGGG